TTGTTAACTTCTTAGATTCGACGCCAACCCTCACAATAGCACTCGCACAAGGTGGAGATTTTATAGGTGGTCAAAACTCTTCAACCTCTAAATCAATCAATTTAGGGCAAAAGAAGCGTAAAGCCATGAACACTTTTGTTTGCCGTGTTGATCGCCCTATTGGATTCGTTGGTCGAATCAATGAAGACGTTAATACCTACGTTCGGAAAGGAATGGTCGGGGAGCTTTTCTTTGCAACTAACTGTGCTCGAATTACTCAGCGAATGACGCAGAGCAACAAGGGTGGAATGACAGACTTATACAAGGATTCGGGAACCTATATCAAATCCTTCTATACAATCATGTACGCTCCTTCTTGTGTTAAAGTCAAGCCGTTTATCACTAAGCACCAAAGGTTCCACCACCAAATCAGTTGGCGTCATGCAATCCCGAAGATACTCCGTGAGGAGGTCAAGAAGTAACCAGCCATGAAGTACACGCCTCAAGTAGTCGAGCAGATATGCAACCTTCTCAAGGGTGGAAACACCCGCAAGACCTCAGCGATTGCGGCGGGTATCAGCGAAGAAACCTTCTATACATGGATGAGAGAGAAACTTGAGTTTTCTGAGTCTGTTAAAAAGGCGGAGGAAATTGCAGTAGCTCGAAACGTTGCTATCATCAACAAGGCGGCGGGTGATACATGGCAAGCGGCGGCATGGTGGCTGGAGCGTAGACGCCGGGACGATTTTGGAAAGCATGACAAGGTAGACATTAACGCCACCGTCAAGGATGTGACCGCACTCAATGAACGTGAACTTAACGCCGAAATCTTTAGACTCCTTAGCATTACCGGAACGGCAACGATTGCTGGAAATGCTGAGGATGAAACAACCGTTCTCGGACTGGTACAAGACAACGAAGCCGAAACACTATAGTTACCCTCGCCACGTTGAGTACCTTTGCGAGATCGTAGACAAGACAATCAAGGGCGAGTACCAGAACGTAGCTATCTCCCTTCCTCCGGGACACGGCAAGAGCCAGACCATTACCACGAGGCTTCCTATTTATTGGGGCATGAGGAACCCGCAAGATGCGATAGTCTTCACGGGCTACTCTCAAGACTTTGCTGACCGTGAACTCAGCAGACCCGCAAGAGAGCTGGCTAAGGAGCTTGGGATTCTTGATGAGTCTTCTAATGCGATGAGTACATGGCGGCTAACCAACGGTGCAAGGCTTGTGGCTCGTGGCGTTGGCTCAGCCCCAACGGGGATAAACCCTATATCTCTCCTTGTCTGTGATGACCCGATAAAAGATAGGATGCAAGCCGAGAGCGAGACAGAACGGAATAACATCTGGGACTGGTGGACGGGCTCAGTAGTTCAACGCTTCTTCCCTCGAACGAAGGCGTTTGTGATTGCGACCCGCTGGCATCATGATGACTTGATTGGTCGATTGAAGGCTCAAGGTGATGATAGTTGGACGTTTATTAACCTTCCCGCCATTGCAGAAGAAGGTGACCCGCTCGGAAGGACTGAGGGTGAGGCGTTGTGGCCGGAGGTCAAGCCCCTTAACTTTCTTGAGGCCGTCAGAAGGCAGATGGGCGAGTACAACTTCCAAGCACTCTTCCAAGGTAACCCAAGCCTTCGAGATGGTGCGATATTCAAGGTAGACCGAGCGAGCTTTATTGATGAGCGGGAGTTGCCTCCGATGGTTGAGCGGGTGCGGAAGTGGGACGTGGCAGCCAGTTCTGGAAAGGGTGACTATACAGCGGGGGTACTTGTAGGGAAGGATGCCAACGGGCGGTATTATGTCCTCGACGTTCAACGCTTTCAAGAAGGGACTGATGCGAGAAACCAGAGGATGTTAGCGACCGCAAGACAAGACGGTACGGCGGTGAGGGTGGTGGTACCAGAAGACCCCGGCTCAGCGGGTAAAGACCAAGCCCTCGCTTACCTTCGGCTCTTGAGTGGGTTTAACGCCAAGGCGGTAAGGGAGACGGGGAGCAAGGAGACGAGAGCGGACGGTATTGCATCACAATTCAACGGTGGTAACGTCTCTCTTATTAGGGCTAACTGGAACACCGCCTTTATAGAAGAGCTTAGGCAATTCCCCACGGGCAAGCATGATGACCAAGTGGACGCTTTGGCGGGAGCCTTTAATGAATTGGTGAGTAGCAATAATGTTTGGAATTGGTAACGCATGAGATTATTTGGACTTGAAATTAGAGCAGTCGGGCGGGAGCCTCGGAACCGAGACCAACAATTTACCGGGCTACCCTTTGTCGGCGGAACCTCGACAATGGGCGGCTACCTCCGATACGGGGCAACCGACCGCAACTGGCGAACCGAAGCGGGGCAGATTGAAAGCAACTCGACGGTAGCTATTGGACTCGGCAAGATCGCTCAGAAGGTGGCTCAAGCTAAGTTAACCGTTAAGACAATCAACCCAGACGGTAGCTACTACTACAAGCCAGACCCTCGTTTATTCTCCTTCACCGCTCCGATGCCGGGACTTGATGAGGCGACAATCCTTAAAGCCATTGCTTGCCCGCTCAAGGTCTACGGAAATGCCTACCTTCTGAAGAGACGTAGCAAGACGGGCTTTCTAATTGGTCTGGCTCCCTTGATGCCTTGGCAAGTCGTACCGAAGAGCGATATACACGTTGACGGTTCTCCCAACAATGGGAACGAGTTGATTACCCGTTATCAAATAACGCCTTACGGAGGCGGTGCGATGTTCTACGCCGCCCCTTCAGAGATTATCCACTTTAGGGATGGCATGGTAGACGTTGCAAACCCAGCTCTTGGAATGTCACCGTTGATGGCCGCCCTTCGGCAAGTGGTCACCGATAACGAGGCGAGCAACTACGCCGCTACACTCATGACCAATATGGGTATTCCCGGCGTTATCTTCTCACCGAAAGACCCGAACGCAATGGAGCCCACGCAAGAACAACGGAAATCTATGCGTGATCGTTGGCAGTCCTTCAGCCGTGACCGAAGAGGGCAAGCGATGGACTTGCCGGGAGCCTTCGAGATTACACGGGTTGCGATGTCACCGACCGACATCAAGGCGATTGAGCAGAAGGTACATACGATGACCGAGCTTCTTGCATCTCTCGGTGTTGACCCGATGATTGTCGGATTGCCCTCAGATAGCAAGACCTATAACAACATCTCAGAGGCGAGAGAAATCTTCATCGAGGACACCATTTTATCCTTGCTCTCCGTTATCTCAGCGACCCTTGACAAGGCGTTTGCTGATGAAGGTTTAGGGCTGAAGCCGAATGAGTTCTTAGCCTTTGACCCAAGCGTTTACCGAGAACTTGATGAGGACATTACCGCCAAGTACACAAGGGCAGAGTTGGCGTTCAAGGCGGGAGCCTCTACCCGTGGAGAGTTCAGAAAGGCACTCGGCTTCCAAGACGATTTACAAGACCCTCGAACGTGGTTCGATATGAACGCACTAGCCTCACCGCTCCCAACCACCCGAAGCATTAAGAAGTACGATAAGAGCCAGTTTAGACGGCTCGAAGACATCCAACTCGAAAGCTGATGCCTTGTAACCATATCACCGAAAGCACCGCAAGGAAGCTCACCTTTATTCCGAAGGTGGTAGAAATTCGTGCGATGCCCGCCGCCTTCGATAAGCCCGGTCGGAGCTATCAGAAGTGGTACGAGGACATGTTGAACTTCAACTGGAACACCGCCAAGAACGCAAGCAAGCGATTGGTAAGCGGTGGCAACGTTGAGGCGTGGGCAGACAACTTCTTTGATGCCATCTTACAAGCGAACGCCAACTCTCATTGGATAGGGCGGGACTTGGTGAGCCTTGACCCGACCAGCTTTGAGGAACTTGACATTCTAGCCGCCAGAGCGATTGCAGACGATGACGCCGAGTACCTTCAAGGGTTTATAGATGACATCCTCGACGGCCGTTACACAGATGAGGCGGGAGATTTAATGCTCGACCAGATACTCAACCGTCAAAAGCTATACATGGGCAAGGCAAGGGGGATAAGTGCTCAAGCATCGGTGGACGCTTTGGATCTTGAAACAGAAATAACTTGGGTGCTGGGTGGTGCTGAGAAGCATTGTTCAGATTGTCCTAGGCTGGCAAGCATCTCACCCTACTTCAAGGATGACCTCTTTACAACGCCGGGAGCGTGTGACACTCCATGCCTTGGTAACTGTAAGTGCCATCTGGAGTTCGAG